AAGAACCTGAACGTTAGCGTCGAGCCGTTCACGACCACGCGCAAGAGCAAGGCCGACGCCATCACCGCTCTCGCCCTTGCCCACGAGCAGAGCAAGTTGAAGCACGGCGTCAAACAACTCGCCGTTGAATGCCAACTCTACCAGTGGGACGATAAGGACTTGATACAGGATAGCGTGATGGCCGCGGCTATCGCCTGCTGGCGCGCTGACCAGTACGCCCCAGCCTACGGCGCCATGATCCACCGCGAGACGTACCAGCATAAGTCCTACGCCATCAACCTGAGGGGACGCTAGTGGCCTTCTGGGACTGGTTCAAAGCCTCCTGGCAACCCATCACCGAGCAAGTCGCCCCCGTCTCTGAGGCGGTCGGCATGATCGGCTACGATCCTGACGAAAATCATTCCGCCGCGCAGGTCGGCTCGGCCTACTCGCGCCGGCTGTCTGGCAGCGCACCCAAGCGCGACATGACGCCCATGAGCGCCGACAAGGCGCGGGATACGGCGGTCGCGCTCTACATCACGCATGGGCTTGGTAAGCGCATCCCCGACATCTACCGCGACTGGATTGTTGGCACGGGTATGACTGTCGAAGTCGAGCCCGACCAGGAGGACATCCAGCGGCGCGACCGCAAGCCGACGCTCGGGCCAGATGGTGAGCCGTTGACCGAGGCAACCGCGCCTAACCCGAACGACATCAGCGATCGGGCCAAGCGGCGCAAGCGCGAGCGGCAGGAGGTGCTAGACACCTTCTGGCATGACCCCGACAATAACCTGGACATCGAACTCGGCAACCACGTTCTCGACACCAGCGTCTTCGGTGAGCGCCTGTTCAACCTCGCCGTCAACCCCGTCAACGGCCACGTCAAGATCGGCGTCATCGACACGGGCGAGATCAAGTGCGTGCACCGCGACCCGTTCGCCGCCAACCGCCCCAGCGCGGTTGAACTCAAGTCGATGCCTGACAAGCCGCGTCGCCTCAAGTGCGTGCGGATTGACGAGGAGATCACCAGCCCAACCTACGGCCGGCGCATCGGCGCCAGACCCGGCGAGCGGTACACAGACGAGAGCGGCAAGAGCCATGAGTACGTCGGCAACTGCCTCATCTGGCAGATCAACAAGCTCTCAACGGCCGAGCGCGGAAACAGCGACCTGACGTGCGTGATTGACTACCTTGACAGCCTCGACCAGATGCATTGGTCCGAGATGGACCGCTCCAATCTCGCCAAGACCATCGTCTTTGACGTGACGCTGAAAGGCGTGGGACCAACCGAGATCAAGGCGCGGCAGGAAGAACTGCAAGCCAACCCGCCCAAGCCCGGTACGGTGGTTGTCCACAGCGACAACGAGGCGTGGGCCGTCCCTACTGTAACCCTGAACGCCTGGGATTATCAGGCGCTGGTCGAAGTCATCTGGAACCATATCGCCGCATCCACCGGCATCCCCAAGCACTGGATTGCATCCACGGTCGATGTCAACCGCGCCACCGCAACCGAGATGTCCGAGCCGACCATCAAGACGCTGGAGACGCGCCAACGGTTCGTCATCGAAGGCTTGCAAGAGCTGTGCTCATTCGCGCTCGATCAGGCCGAGTTGGCTGGACGCATCAGCAAGCGGCGTACCAGCCCCGGCCGATTGCCGACCGCATGGCCGCTCAAGGTATCGGCGCCGGAGATCAGGACGCGCGACACGGCGTCAGCCGCCAAGGCGCTGGCCGATACGACCACTGGCCTAACCGGACTGATGACGGCCGGCGTCATTGATGCCCATGCGGCGCAAGAGGTCGTCACTACGGTCATCGACGGGCTAGGACCGAAGATTGACCTGGAGGCGATGCGCGAGCGGCTAGAGGCGGCTGAGGTCAAACAGGTCAATCAGGACGCTGAAGCGCGCGACGCCGAGACGCAGGCGCAGATCGACATCAAGAAGGCGACGCCACCTCCGACGCCGGTCAGGCGGGCGGGCTAGCGACCTCTTGTCGCCGCTGCAAGTCGTGCAGCCACGCGCCTGTCGAGACGAGTTCATGCTCCAGATCGAGCGTGACGCCCAACTCGGCCGCGATCTCGCCATACTCGCGGCCGGCGACGCGCAGCGCGAACGCCCTGCACGCGAGTTCGCGCTTGCGCTGGTTGTATTTCTTGTCCCGCCAGCGGTTGCCGGTGATTGACCGGTCGCTGACGTAGCGCGCCAGATTTCGCATCGCCGCACCCCTTCCTTATCCGCAATCATAACGAATGGACACGCCATGAGTGACGAGCGGGCCGCAGGGTCCGAGATACCGACGCGCCTGACGGAAGCGTTGCATCCCGACGCTCTCACCGGGACAGCCATCCTGACCGAGAGCGCCACGCGCATCACCGAAGTCGCTGGCAGTAACGGCAACCTCTGGGATGTGCTAGTCATCCAGTCTGGGCGCAGTAAGAACGGCCGCACCTATTCAGGCAAGGTGCTTGAGGAAGCGGCGCCGCTGTTTGATGGTGTGCCGAGCTACGCCAAGCACCGCGGCAACGACGAAACCGAGCGCCACCCGAACGACAAGATTGGCAAGTTCTCTAATCCCGTCTTCGGCCACTACGACGTGAACGGCCAAATGGTCGAGGGCATCCAAGCGCGCTTCAAGGTCGTGGCCCCGTGGGCAAAGGCGTTGCTCCGCGAGGCGTTCGACAACGGCGAACCGGATTTCGTCGGCTTCAGCATTGACGCTGGCGGTCGCTGGGACCGGACGACCGGCGTTGTGCATCACCTGGGCGAAGTCCATTCAGTTGACCTGGTTGCCGAGCCAGCCGCCGGCGGGCGACTGCAACGGCTTGTCGCGAGTGCCGAGCACCAGCCGGCAGAGGAGCAGCACATGACCCCAGAGGAAATCTCGGCGCTCGTCGATCGGCAGGTCGGCGGGAAGTTGACGGCCATCGAGGAGGCCATCGCCAAGCTTGTCCCGGCCGCCGCGCCGGAGCGGACGGCGCCACCCGCGCCGCCAGAGACGCCGACCGCTCGGCTGACCGAAGCCGAGAGCCGCGCCCTGCTGAAGGGCCGCATCGCGGAAGCCTTTGAGGGCGTCGCGCTCGATGAGGTCAATCGCAAGTACGTGACCGATCTCCTGCTCCACATGAGCAAGAAGGGCGACGTGACCGACGATGACATCACTGAGACTATCCGGCGCCAGCAAGATCACGTCGCCGCGATGGCGCCCGCCAAGGCCGAGAGCATCACCGAGAATATCGCCCGCGTCGGCAACTCCTCGCACGATCAGGTCCGTATCGCCCTGACGGCGTGGTTGGCCAACGAGAAGCCGCCCGATGGCATCAAGCCGCTCCGCTCGCTGCAAGAGGGCTACTGCCGCTGGAACGGCCTTGACTACTTCGACATGAACCCGCTCCGGTTCCAGAAAGCTTTCCAGGTCAACTACGAGGGCATCCTCTCCCACGAGGATATCCAGGAGAGCCTAGCGACCGCCTCATGGGGCCAAATCTTCGCAGACGTGCTCTACCTCCGGCTCATCAGCGAGTTCGGGCGCATCCAGGAGATCGACGACTGGCGGATGCTGGTCAGTGACGTGGTGAGCGTGCCTGACTTCCGCACCTACCACTACGCGCGCGTCGGCGGATACGCTGACTTCACCAGCGTCAGTGAGGGGGCGACCTACCCCACGCTCACCTCGCCGGGCGATGAGGAGCAGACGTTCAGCGTCGCCAAGTACGGCGGAATTGACGACTGGACGATGGAGGCTAGCCTGAACGACGTGACCGGCAAGGTTCGGCAGTTGCCGACCAGCATGGCTCGCGCCATGAGCCGCACGCTGTACAAGTGGGTGCTTGACCTGTTCACGACCACCAACCCGACCATGGGCTACGACACGACGGCGCTGTACGACGCTGGCCACAGCAACACCGGCACGGCCGCACTGTCCATCACCAGCATGGACGCCGTGACGGTCGCCATGCGCGACCAAATCCCGTTCGGCACATCGGCTGAGGTCATGGGCGGGCGCAACAAGCCGCGCTTCGTCATCATCCCCAACGAGCTCGATAGCCTGGCCGAGCGCGTCTTCTCCCCCAGCGACGCCTTCCTCGCGGCCATCGCGTCGAGCATCGGGACCAGCGCCGAACTTGACCCGGCGCGCTATCGCAACAAGGGCATCACCCCGATCATCTACGACTACGCCACCGACGCGAACAACTACTTCGTCGTCGCTGACCCGACGCAGGTTCCGACCGCCGTGGTCGGCTTCCTCAACGGCAACCAGTCGCCGGAGCTGTTCCTCAGCGACGACCCGACGCAGGGCAGCCGGTTTACGGCTGACAAGACCGCTGCGAAGTGCCGGCTGATCTGGGGCGGCGCCATGCTCGACCATCGCACCGTGTACCGCCAGGTCGTCACGTAAATCTAGCCTGATTGAGACGAGCCGGGGCGGGCAACTGCCCCGGCTTCGCTGTGCAAGGAGCAGACACACATGGTCATGTTCTACGGAGACATTCCTGGCGGGGCGCCATCGGTCGCGCCGGAACTGCTGGTCGCGTCGGTCGCCTCCAACGGCGCCGGGGCGTCGGCTCGCGTGGCGTTCCGCGCGCCACAGGCCATCCGCATCACGCACGCCTGGTGGCAGCCCGATACGGTGGCGCAGGCGACCGCCTCGGCGTCTGCCTCGTATCGGCAACTCAAGGTCATCAACGGCGGGCAGGGACAGGCTGGCACCGTCGTACTCGGCTCGCTGAATCTGACCACCTCGTTGCAGTCGTTAGCGACGCGCGCCTTCACGCTGGCGGCAACGCCGACGCTGGCGGCTGGCGACACGCTGATCTTCAGCCATGCGACGGTTGGAGGCGACAACGCTGAGGGCACGGTCCTACGGGCCGGCACGCTGTTCGTCGGCTATCGCCCGGTCAGCCCAGCGTAGCGCGGCATCATGCGGCGGCGGGCTGGTCAACGCCAGTCTGGCCGCCGTTCAGGAGGAGAGGGAGAGAGTTGGCTTCTGATCGGTACACCATCACGCCGCTCGTGCTGGTCGGCATCCCGACGCTGGAGAAGCGTCCGATCTCATGGGAGTGGATGCAGAACCAGTATCAGGTTTCGTTCCCGCTCGGCTCATCGCATACCCGCCTATTCGCTGCCGGCATGTACGTTGACGATGCCCGCAACGCTCTCGTCGAGAAGGCGCTCGCGATCAACGCCGAGTACGTCCTGTTCATCTCCGACGACGTACACGTTCCCAGCAACGTCTTCACCCAACTCTGGCGACACAAAGTCCCGATCGCGACTGGCGTCTATTGGGACAAGAACTATCCGACCTTTCCGTACCTCTGGCGTGGGATGCTCAAAGGTCCGTATGAGGACTGGAAGGTTGGCGAGTACTTCGAAGTGGACGTGGCCGGCTGCGACTGCCTGCTCATCCATACCGACGTGTTCCGCGCGATTGAGAAGCCCTGGTTCTCGCGCGACTGGGTGTTTGAGCCGGAGCAAGGCAAGCCGTCCGACATCGCCACTGAGGACTTCTACTTCTTCACCAAGGCGCGGGCGGCTGGCTTCAAGACGATGTGCGACAGCATGGTTCAGTGTTTCCATGAGGACCGGCACACGTCCACGCTGTTCGGGTTACAGCCGGGGATGCCGCAGACGATCATGGATGATACGACCGTCGAGCCGGGGACGCTCTTGGTAGCCGATCTCGGCGCCGGCCGCACCTCGCCCGTCTTCGCTGGCGCCAGCAAGGTCATACGCTTCGACGCCCGCGAGGATGTCTACCCCGACGTGCGCTGTGATCTGCGCGCCATCCCGCATAACCACTTCGGCCAGTATGACCTCGTGCATAGCCGGCATGTCCTGGAGCACTTCGCCGCCGCTGAGGCGATGCCACTGGTGAAGCATTGGGGCCAACTCGTCAAGGTCGGCGGCGAACTCCGCATCTGCATTCCAGACATCCAGTGCGCGATGGAGGATATCGTGCGCGGCGAGGAACTGGGCATCCCGACTGACAACTACTCATGGGACCAGCTCTACGGCGCGCAGCAGTACGATTTAGACTTCCACAAGAACGGCTTCACCCGTCGCGCCCTCGCAAACCTCCTCGCCACCATCCCGAACTTCGGCAACGTCGAAGTGGAGCGCAACACCGAGGAGCGCAACCTGTACGGGCGCGCGACGCGGCTACGGGCAGACGAGCCGTATGCGCTAGGACCAGTGTGGCGCGAGGTAGCGGAGCGCGAGGCGGCGCCAGTCGATAGCGCGACGATCGGCGGCGAGACGAACGGCCATGAACTGACCGGCGATCTGGCGCTTGTCGGCGCCAACTACATCATGTCAAAAGACCCCAATGCATTCCGGCCCGGCGGCGTGTTGAACCGCGTGCGGACGAAAGCGAGTGATGACTGATGACCTACGGAAGCACGCTCATCCCGGTCGCCGCTGCTACTACCGCCGACGTTGGTCCCGCGATCGGCGGGCGGCTCATCAGCGTCACCGTGACCGCCGCCGCTGCGACCACAACCGTCTCGCTGAAGCAGAACGGCAGTGGCGGGACGGTGATCTTTACTGGTTCAGTCGCCGCCACCACTAGCCAGCAGTTTCGGTTCGCCGGCGCGGTCTACCAGGGCCAATTGAGCGTCACCACGGCGGGCACCGCCGGCGTCGCGTACATCGAACTCGGCTGATGACCACTTGCCGTCGTCACCGCTGGCGCTGCTGCTTCCACACGCTCACCTTCCGCTACCTGGAGTGCGTGCGATGCGGCTATCGGCGGCTGGCGGAACAGCGACCCATGCCGCAGGCGCATGACCGCGAGTGGCTGGAGGCGCGTCACTGAATATGGCGCCATGTGTCACGCCGAACAATCCTCTTGGCAGTCGAACGGCTAACCCCAAACATAGCCGCAATGACCGCGAGCGAGGCGATGCGCTGGGCGTGCTGACTGCGAATGGCGCGGACCTTATCGGCCGTGAGCTTGCTCATACCATTGGCTTCGCCTCTAGGCACTCGGTCGGGGTAGAGATGCCACGCACTACGCTCGCCAGATGCCGCCCGACCTTTGCCGACCATATCGGCCATGTTGTCCTGATGCGTGCCGAGGAACAGATGGCTTGGGCGAACGCACGACGGATTGTCACACCGATGAAGCGCGAACTGACCAGCAGGAATAGGACCGTGCGTCAGTTCCCACGCCACGCGCTGCGCCGTCGTTTGCTTACCGTTCAGGATGGCGTGACCGTAGCCGGTGGCGTTGCGAGCGCCCAGCCACAACCAGCAATCGGCGCGCTGGTCCACTTTCGCCCAGAACCGCTCGGCCTGCGTCGAGCCTCGATAGCAGGCTTGCGAGCAGTACGGCCCTGCTTTCGACAGGACGCGCCACGTCGTCTTGCCACAACGCGCGCAGACGCAGGCGATCTTGGTACACTTCTCGTGCATCCCATTCCTCCAAGTGTGGATGCCGTGCTCCCGGCTGCTAGAACAGCGCGGGAGCCTTTAGTTGCCTCAATTATACCGCGTGAGGCCGCATGAGCACGACGTTTTGGTTGACAGATCAAGATGCGGACATTCAACCAGCATCGGGCGTCTATAAGCGCGCGGTCCTTGGTTCGCGTGGGGACAATCCAAGTTTGGTGAGGTCGGTAACTGCAACCGTCGCTGGTCCCACGTCTGGGCAACAGGTCACGCGCTCGTCGGGTGGGACGGCGCTGGCCTGGTTGACTGACCCGCTGGATGGGACTGACCTCACGGCGGCGACGTGGACCGCGCACATCTGGGCCAAGGAGAGCGACGCCGCGGCGAACGCTGCCCTCCGCCTCGTCATCAGCCGATGGACGACGGTCGCTGCTTCCACCGTCCTTGACGACACGACCAGCACGACCGAACTAACGACGACGATGGCCGACTATGCGCGTACCACGTCCGCGGCGACCGCCACGACGATGGCGGACGGCGACCGGCTCCTATTCACGCTCTTTGTCGATGACGCCGGCACGCTGGGAGCGTCGCAGACGGTCACGCTCAGTTATGGCGGGACGTACCCACGGGCAGAAGGCGACACCTACCTAATCTGTCCCGACAACATCGCCGTGACGGCCGCCCTTCCCAGCGCCACCGAGACGAGCATCCGGCGCGTGCTGCGCGAGGAACAGGCAAGCGCGATTGAGCCGGCCGTCATCATCCGCGACGATGAGATCGCATCCGCCTTCACCCGCGCCATGACCGAGTACACGCGCCATCGACCGCGCGTCGTCGTCGAGCCGATGAGCGGCGATGGGACCACGTATGACTTCCCGTTGCCGCGCCACTGGATTGTCGGTCTGAGCGACATCAAGCGCATCGAGCATCCGACTGGCGAGCAGCAACCGACCTACCTGGATGGCGGCGACTGGACGGTTCAGGAGAGCGTACTTGGCTCCCAGCCCATCCGCTATCTACGCTTCCCCATCTCGGCGCCGTCGTCTGGGACCGACAACATCCTCGTCACCTACACCACGCGCCATGTCCACACCGACGAGCTCGACACCATCCCGTCGAACGATCTAGAGCCGGTCTGCTGGTTGGCGGCGTCATGGGTCGCGGATGCGCGCTCGGCTGACGAGGCTGACAGCAGCAGTCCGACGATCAACGCTGATGTCGTCAACTACCGCGAGGGTGTGACGCGCTGGGCGCGAGTGGCGAGCCGGCTGCGCGACCGTTTCGAGAAGCATGTTGGCGTCAACAACGGCACGGCGCCGGCCGGCGCCTTCGTCGATTGGGACGTTCGACCGCAGTACGGCGGTGAGTATCTGTTCCACAGGAGCCGAGGGCGATGACCGATCAATACCTATGGACACTGGTCATCTACGGCTATTTCTTCAGTGGTCTTCTCACCGGCATTGGCTTCATGATCTGGGCGACGAGCAAGTCCTGATGCCGACGACCGCCCGTATCGTCATCGACCGCAAGCAGTTCGACGACCTCATCAAGCGCCTGAACGCCGATCGCCTCGCGCAGCCCATCAAGGACGGGATGAGAGAAGGTAGCGGCGAAGTCATCGAAGAAGTGAAGCGCATCATCCAGCCCGCCCGCGACACGGGGCAGACGGCCGGTTCCTACAAGTTCGATATGCGCGGCTCCAACCTCACCAACATCCAGGGGCGCGTGTTCAGTGATCTCCTGAGCGCCGAAGTGCTGGAGGATGGACGCAAGCCGGGACGCCCGCCGCCCGTTGACGTGATCTACGCCTGGGCGCGACGGAAGCTCGGCATCTCGGACATGGGCATCGCCTTTGCCATCGCCCGCGCCATCGGCCGAGAAGGCTCCCCCAAGCGGCGCCGGGGCGGCAGCGTCCAGCCCTATCACCAGTTGGAGATAGCGGCGACCACCAAGGCGGCGGCGATGCGCGACGCGATGCTCAAGCGCGTCAAGAAGGCGCTCTAGTGGCCGAGTATCGCCAGTTCAGGGATGTCATCAAGGCGCAAGTCGAGATCGTCGCCGGCACGGGCAACGTCCACTCGCACCTGCCCTACGCCGCCGATCAGCGCGCCATCCTCCAGAAGTTCGCGGTGACGATTGACGGCGTACAGCAGCTCCGTGGTTGGTGGGTCGAACGCCAACAGCGGCGCGTGGCCGAAGCCGAGTTCGACACCCAAGGATCGCTCAACTGGTCGCACGTCTTCGTCGTCGTCGGCGTTATGTCGTTCCGCGACGCGACCGACACCGACGCCACGTTTGGCGACATGATCGATGACGTGATTGACAGCCTCGCGCTGATGACCCAGAAGCCGAGCGACTACTTGCCCGGCGCCTGGCAGGTCGTTCCACCGCGGTTGCGCGTGCAGGAGTTGCGGATGATCGGTGACGTGTTGTGCCACTACGCCGAGATCATCCTAATCCCGCACAAGGAGACGGTCTACCGTGCATGAGGCGGCCCGTAACTTCGTCGCCCGCATCGTGGCTGGTCTGCCCGAACCACCTACCAGCGTCATCGAAATAGGCTCGCGCGATATCAACGGAACGGTGCGCGACTTCTTCCCCAGCGCCGTTTACACTGGCCTTGACATCAGTCCCGGCCGCGGCGTTGACATCGTGGCCGATGGCTCAATCTGGCGCCCGCCGGAGCCGGTTGATTGCGTGGTCACAACGGAAGTTCTTGAGCACGCGCACGGCGCTCGCTACATCATCGCCAACGCCTATCGGATGCTCAAGACGGGCGGCGTCTTCATCGCCACGATGGCCGCGCCGCCTCGCCCGCCCCACAGCGCCATCGACGGCGGCGGGTTGCGGGTTGGCGAGTATTACCGCAACGTCCACGAACGGCTACTCGCTCATTGGGTGCGCTCGGCCGGATGGCAAGGCTTCGTGATTGACGACGACACGCCGACCGATATCTACGTGTGGGCAATCAAGTGAACCGCTACAAGCTCATGGTGTTGCACCCTGGGGCGTCGTGGTCCACGAGCGATGTCTACAACGGCTTGGTGCGGGCGCTGCTGGCGCAAGGTCATGAGATCATCAGTTATCCCCTTGATGTGCGACTGATGCGCGCCTCCAAGTGGCTGAACGTCTGCCGCGAGGATGCCGCCGAAGTCGGGCGTGACCTGCCGGAGCCGACGCCTGCCGATATCTGCTTTGAGGCGAACGCTGACGCCGTGAACCGGGCCGCATACGCCGGCGTCGATGGCGTCCTCATCATCAGCAGCATGTACACCCCGCCGATCACGCTACGGGCGCTCAAGTGGGCGCATTGCCCGATCGGTCTTGTGCTGACCGAAAGCCCATACAACGACGCCGAACAGGCGCGTTTGGCCGTCGAGGCGGATGTCGTCTGGACGAACGAGCGGACCAGCGTCGAGCCGTTGCGCGCTATCAATCCAGAAACCTACTATCTCCCAGCGGCCTACGACCCCAGCATCCATACCAGCGAGCCGCAGCCAGGCGATGAGGACGTGCCAGCGCATGATGTCGTCTTCGTCGGGACCGGCTTTGCCGAGCGGGTCGCGCTGCTGGAGGCGGTTGACTGGACGGGCATCGACCTTGCGCTCTACGGGAACTGGCAGATGCTCGCAGACGGTTCGCCGCTGCTGCCCTACGTGCATGGCGGCGTGACCGACAACGCCGTAGCGGCGGCGCTCTACCGGCGAGCGAAGATCGGCCTGAACCTCTACCGGACCAGCACGGCGACGGAGGAGGGTGGCCACGTCACGACGGCCGAGAGCCTGAACCCGCGAGCGTATGAGCTGGCGGCGTGCGGATGCTTGCAATATGCGACCGACCGGCAAGAAGCGGCGGATGTGCTGAAGCGGAATGTGCGCCGCATTGACGGAGCGACCAGACTGTCCATAGCCGCCCGTTTCGACCTAGCTACTGACACCGTGGGAAATAGATTGCGCCGCGACGCGATGAAAGCCGTCCAGTCCCACACCTTCGCCGCTCGCGCTGAACAATTGATGGCGCAGTTCGCGCCCCACCTCGACCGGACGCTGGTCGCCGCATATGGGTAAGACGATGACGGACGAACGCGAACGCAAGCCGCGCCACTTCATCCAGGGCAAGCATCGCAAGATCATCCTGTCCGTGCGAGATGGCGTTGTGCGCGAGACATGTCACGATACCATCATCGTCGGCAAGGTGAAGCCGACACTCAACACCGACCGGACGCTGGTAGCCGATCGCGGCTGAACCGGCCCCATAGGACCGTCAACACCCATCATCGGGAGGTATCACCGTGGCCAAGTATCACGGACGCGACGGAGTGGTTTACCTGGCCACGACCGGCGCTGGCACCGCGACCAACGTCGTTGCGCTCAATCGCTGGTCGCTCGATCTCCAGCAGGACCGCGAAGAGACGACCTCGTTCGGCGCGACCAATAAGACCTACGTCGCTGGTTTGCGCGATGTCCAGGGCGAGCTAGAGGGCTTCTACGACGAGACGGAAACCAAGCCGTGGACCGCTTCGACCAGCGCGACCGGTTGCTACCTGTTCCTCTACCCGTCGTCGTCGGCCGTGACCAAGTTCGCGGGCGGGCCGGCATGGCTGGACATGTCGATTGAGACGCCGATTGATGGGCCGGTCACGGTGTCCGGTTCGTTCGGAGCCAACGGCGCCTGGGTTATTTCGCTCTAGTCTGATCTGGGAGGGGAGAGGGAGAGTTGGCAATCAGCAAGGCGATCACTCGCATGACGCCGCGACCGGCGCCCGTGCGGACCATCGAAGTCAACCTCGACGGCGACTATGCCGGATGGTGGGCGCGGATGCGGACGAACCAGAAGTTCGGCACGCTGATCGCGCTCACCAGCGACGACACGCACGATCAACTCGTGGCGATGCGCGACATCTTCGTGGAATGGAACTGGCCCGACGAGGCTGGCGATCCGCTTCCCCAGCCGGCCGATGGCGGGATTGAACTGGCCGACGCCGACGCCGTCAAGGCGGCGCTGACCGCGTGGGGCAGTGAGCAGGAGAGGGCGGCGGCGCTCCCAAAAGCCTGACGGCGGCCATCGTCGCCTACATCGACGATGCGCGACAACAGCAGTCGTCGAAGCGGCGCCAGAAGCCCGTTGCGCCGCCGTTAGAGTACGCACTGATCGAACTCGCCAAGATGTACGGGCAAGACCCGTTGGCGTGGCCATATGACCACGCCGAGATCGCCGTGCGGCGCCTGCTCAACATCCTGAGCGTGGCCGGCGCCGAGCAAGCCTTCCACGATCGCGTCGGTCCTGACAGCAAGCGGTTAGGAGACTAGCATCGCCGCTGCCGCTCAACTAGATGTCAAACTGGTCGGAACCGATCAGCTCTCGCGCGTCTTGCGTGGGGCGTCGGGTTCGGTCGATCAATTCGGGGCCGCCGTCAGCAAGTCGGGCGGCATCCTTGGCAACGTCGCGGGCGTCGCGGCTGGCGCGGCAGCGGTCGGCGTGGCTGCGCTGGCGGCTGGTGTTGTTGCTGCGGGCGCCGCCATCGGCGCGGCCGTGACCACTGCCGCCGACTTTGAACAACAGATGAGCGCCATCAAGGCGGTCAGCGGCGCCACGGGCGATGAGTTCGCGTCGCTCCGTGCGTTGGCGATCGACCTCGGCCAGAAGACGGCGTTTAGCGCGATAGAGGCGGCGCAGGGCATCGAAGAACTGGTCAAGGGCGGCGTGTCGATCAAGGATATCATCGGCGGCGGCGCGGCGGCAGCGATGACCTTGGCGGCGGCTGGAGGCGTCTCGCTAGCGGAGGCGGCGAAGATTGCCGCTATCTCGTTGAGCGCCTTCAACCTCAAGGGTAGCGACATGGCGCATGTCGCGGACATCATCGCTGGCGCCGCCAACGCCTCCATCATCAGCGTAGGCGACTTCCGGCTGTCAATGGCACAAGCCTCCGCTAGCGCAAACATGGCGGGCATCTCCTTTGAGGACACCGCCACCGCAATCGCGCTACTCGGCAAACAAGGCATCGTCGGAGCGGATGCCGGAACCAGTCTGAAACAACTATTCAATACGCTCACGCCGGCGACCAAAGAACAATCAAAGGCGATGCGAAAACTCGGCCTCATCACGGAGGACGGGAAAAATCAGTTCTTTGATGCTGCCGGGAACATGAAAAGCCTAGCCGAAATCTCCGGCATCCTCCAGAAGGCGACCGCTGGTCTGACGCGCGAGCAGAAGGCGGCGGCGTTCGAGAAGATATTCGGGTCAGACGCCATCCGCGCCGCCGAAACCCTTTCCAAAGCCGGGGCGGCTGGCTTCAATGAACTCGCGGGCGACATCGCGAAGATCAAAGCCGCCGATGTGGCCGCAGCCCGACTTGATAATCTCAAGGGTAGCCTTGAACAGCTGCGCGGCGCGTGGGAATCGCTCCTTATCACCGCTGGCGACAAGTTCCTCCCGGTCATCCGCAAGATCGTGGATGGTCTAACCGACTTCATCAGACGCGCCCTCGATTCGGGCGATGCGGCGGCCGTCTTCCAGATTGCCGCCGATGCGCTTGATACCTTCATCGGCGCACTAACCGGCAATTGGGCGGGCGACGCGGCGAGCGGCATCAATCCGATCGTCCTCGCGTTCGGCCAACTCGGACGCTTCATCCGCGAACAGGTCGTACCGGCCTTCATGGCGTTGGGGAATGTCGTTCGATTGGCGCTCTCTGGCGATACGCAGGGAGCGATTACTGCGTTCTTCGCATTGGTCGCCGGGCAACAGACTAGGCTCGTGACGACGCTCATGGCATGGGGGCAGGCGTTCGTCAACTGGATTACGCCGTTCATCCCGCCGCTCCTCGCCAAGCTTCAAGAGGTAGTCAATTCCATCACGACTTGGATTGCTGCCAACGCGCCGCCGCTCATCGAGCAATTCATCACCCAATGGGCGCCAGCGTTCGTGAACTGGCTTACGGATGCTGGTGAAAAAGCCCTGCCGCATCTGACCGCGTTCATTGACCGCATCACGGGCTGGGTCCAGGCCAACGGCGCTCCGATGCTGGAGGCGTTCATCGCACACTGGACGCCGCAGTTCGTCAACTGGATCGGCTCGGCCGCGCAGCAGATCATCCCGCGCCTCCTCCAGTTCCAGTTTGAGATCATCAAGTGGATTGCGACCGA